GGCTGACCCAGCGTCAAGCGGAGTCCTTACTTGACAAGATTGCAGAGGGGAATCAAACCGCTATGCAACAACGTCAGGAAGGGATTGAACAAGCAGAAGCAGATGCACAAGCAGCACTAACTAGAGAATGGGGTCAGAAATATAACGAGAACCTTGATTATGCAAGAAGGGCTTTTGGACGTTTTGCGTCACCTGAAGCATTACAGGTTATGGAGGAGACAGGGCTGGGGAACCATCCCGAAATCCTCAAACTGTTTGCCAAGGTTGGTGAACAGTTGTCAGAGGAGCAAATGTTACCAGGAAACCCAAGAGGATCTGGTATGGCTCCTGGTGAAATCGAGGCTCAAATAGCCTCAAAACGTGCAGATCCTGAATTCAAGACTGCACTGATGAATGCTGCACACCCTAATCATAAGAGTGCTGTAGCGGAAATGAACCGATTGTACGATAGGCTACCGCAAGTTCCTGTCGAATAATCAACTTAGAATCAGTACCCAAACTGGTCTGCAGGGATAAGCCTAGCCCCCTGCAATAGGGCAGTTACCGGAATCCGGTGACGGACAACTCCGAACGGGAGATTCATATCTTTCTTTTGGAGTTGTTATGTCCAATCAAATCACGACCAGTATGGTCAAGCAGTTTTCGGACACTCTTACTCTGGTCGCCCAGCAGGAAGGGTCCAGACTGCGAAATGCGGTACAGGTAGAAGCCGGTAAGGTCGGTGAAGAATACTTCATGGATCGTATCGGAAAGGTGACTGCACAAAAGGTCACTTCACGTCATGCGGATTCTCCGCTTATCGAAACTCCCCATGAAAGACGCAGGATTACTCCTGTTGATTACAACTGGGGGGATTTAGTCGATTCCTACGATATGTTGCGTGTGATCATTTCTGATCCAGCGTCTGCTTATATGACGACTGGAGGAATGGCTCTCGGACGTGCCATTGACGAGGAAATCCTGGAAGCAGCCTACGGGACTGCCTATCTCGGAAAAGACGGATCAACATCAGCCGAATGGGCTACCAATGATGATAATGTCGGTTCCGATGTCAACATTGTTCCGGTCAATAATGGAACCAATGGTGATGATTCAACCGCAAACACCGGATTGACGTTAGGAAAGCTGATTGAAGCCCGTGGTCGGTTGATGAAAAACGAAGTCATTCGCTACAACGAAGGTGGAGTCTCGGATCTCTTTATTGTCTGTACTGCAGACCAGATTGAGAACCTGTTGGCAACCACTGAAGTCCAAAGCAGTGACTACAACATGATCCGTGCGTTGGTAGAAGGTCAGGTCCATCATTTCATGGGCTTTAACTTCATTCAGACGCAATTGGTTCCATCCAAAACATTAGGAACTGTTAACTCAGAAACTCCTACTGTTGACCGTGTTCTCTGTTTCCAAAGAAACGCCCTTGGGTTGTGCCTCTGGAAAGACATTGCAGGTCGAATTACAGAACGTGCTGATAAGCGGTTCTCTTTGTACACGTTTGCTGAAATGACTATCGGTGCTACCCGTCTTGACGAGAAGCGCATGGTAGAAATTGAGTGTAAGCAAGCAACTTAATCCTTTAAGGGGGAGGAGGGAAGTGCCCCCCCAGAAAGACTAATATGGCTAATACACAGTCAACGCTGGTTTCTAACGAAGCAGCACAACCTATCGTCTACAACCATGTCGGTTTGTATGGCGCACGTTTGCGGTCCATCATTGCGACTGCAGAAACCACAGGAACAGACGCTGACACGTTTGTTTTCTGCAAACTCCATCCTGAATGGAGAATCGTTCATATCTGGCTCCACAATGACGCATGTACTGGTGGAACTGATTATGACTTTGGATTGGCATCCGATGTTTCTGCAACCGCAGTAGACATTGATTGCTACGCTGATGGGTTGACCCTTGCGTCTGGAAGAACAGCCTCTCCTATCGACATTGCATACACCACACGGGGTATCGAAAAGATGGGACAGTATGTTTATCAGGATGGTGGTCACACCACTGCAAATAAGCTTAATGAGTATTATCTTGCTGCCAAAGGCAACACTGCTGGAGCAGCATCTAAGACCATTATGCTGAATGTTCAGTTCACTGTTGACTGATTAAAGGATTCCCATGGCTGGAGAAGTAGATATTGCAAACATCGCCCTGACCAATCTAGGTGAGGCAAAGATTGTATCCATGACGGAAAACTCGGAGAGAGCAAGACTTTGCAACCTCCGGTTTCCTGATGTCAGAGACATGATTCTGCGCCTACATCCCTGGAACTGTACGATTGATCGTGCAGTCCTGTCGAGACTTGCAGAAGCTCCAGCATGGGGGTTTTTATATCAGTATCAGTTGCCTGCAGACTGTTTGAGGGTTTTATCCATTTATGATCTGACAAGAACTTACAAGATTGAGGGAGGCAAGCTCTTGACTGATGCGACCTCTGTCAAATTGAAGTACCAAAAACGCTTAGAAGACATGACATTGCTGGATGCAAGTTTAGTCAACGTCATGGGTTTAAGGCTGGCCTGGGAACTTGCAG